CCGTTCATTTCCATATACCTCCTGCTTTGAATTCTGCCAGCGCATTTTTCCAAGTGCCGCCCTTGCGGTACAGCGTCGCCTGCTTCCACACGCCGGAGACCTTAAAATAAATCGTCGAGCCGAGCAGCGCGGGGGCGGTGAATGTTGCGGTTTGAACGGCGACCGCGGCGCCAACGCCGCCGACCTTTGCGGTGATATTTACGCCCTCGCCAGCATCACCTACGAAATAGAATGTTGTCGTTCCTTTTGATACGTCGAAGGACGTGTCTTCCGTGCCGCTGACGCCGCCGATATCGCATCGTAGCGTCCACTTGCTCGGAGGGTAATAAGTCCCGTAGCTGCCGTTGTCGCTCGTAAGCTCTGCTTTAACCGCGAACTGTCTGCCGTTCAGTCGAGCAATGTACAGCTTTCCGGAAAGGCTCCAATGGTTCGCCCTTCCGAAAACGCTCTTTTCCTGCTCCCACGCGCTGCCACTGGGCAGCGTCGGAGCGGTCTGCGACCATGCCATACCCGCACCTCACTCCGAATACATGAGATAAATATCCCCGTCGCTGCCGAGCTCTGCGCCCGGCTCCGTCGTTCCGGCGTAAACATGCCGCACCTGATCGGCTACAAGACCGAACTTGGTGTAGGGGATGTCGTCGGCGAGCTGACCCGCGCCGACCGTCTTGTCTGCAATCTTATCCGCCGTAACGACCTTGCCGCCGAGATTCGCCGTGCCTACCGCGCCGTTGGCGTTGGACAGCGCTCCAAGATTCGCCCGCGCCGTTGCTGCGTCTGCGGCCCCCGTGCCGCCGGAATCGACGGGCAGCGCCGTGGTCTTAAAGGCCGCGCGGATTTTTGACACGATGTTAGACCAAGGGGTTTTCCGATTCAGCGATACGGAAACATCGTAGAATGGGAAAAAGTCTCCGTCCGCAAGCGTCGCTTCTGCGGCAAGATCTTTTGTCGCCGCCTGTTTCGCTTCGATCGCATCCGGAATCGTGGTTTCATCGTCTGCGCTCACATGAATATCGTCGCCGGTTAACGTCACATTGCCGGAGGCGTCCGGCGATTTCATGTTCACTGACACGACAGAGCCGGAGCCGTTCATGCCGTTATAGACGGAGAATGTGGTAAACTCCCCATTGTCGAACGTGATTTTGTATGTGTCCGTCGTACCGGCGGCGTGTGTGCCGCTTTGCAGCGTGATGGACGCAATACCGTTGCCGTTCTTTACGTTGAACGTGGAGGTCGTTCCGTCCGTGAGCGTAACGGTGTAGGTATCCGTCAAGCCGCTCGTTCCGGTTTTGGCAATGCTCTTGATGGATGAGCCGTTTGTCACGGTAAAGTTGGTGCTTGTGTTGTCCGAGAACGAGATTTTGTAAGTGTCCACAAGGCCGGACGTGCTGATTTTCACAACGCTCGTAATTGCCCGACCATCCGTTCCCTTGTCTCCCTTTGCGCCGGTCGCGCCGCGTACCGAGGTCGTCTTTACCTCCGTATCGTCAGCCATGATAAACGTCAGGGTATAGTCATCGTTTAGGGTAATGCTCTTAATGCCGCCATGACCGTCAAGAGCCGTTGCAAGGTCATTGATAAGCACCTGTCCGGTCAGGGACTTTGCCTGTCCTGCCTGTTCCATAACAAACAGGTCTGTCGTTGTTACGGTTGATGCTCTCGGAAGCTCGCCTACTGTTTTGTCCGCCAAGGATTAGCCCTCCTTCGTTTCCGCCGCCATCAATTTCTCAATAAGCAGCTTGATGTAAACGAGCTTCTCGAAATTCTCCCATCCATCGACGCGGAGAGTGCCGAGAAGCTCCTTGATTTTGTTAAGCTCGTTCATTCTTCCTCCCCGGCGAAAAGCCGACGAAGAGTTACGCGTATACCATCGTCCTGTATTGCTATTCCCAAAAGTTTGACAAACCCGGTATATTCGTAAATTTCTCCATTATTATCGTATTGTATTGTTTCGAGATTGCTTTTCTTAGAGAAGAAATCTGCAATCTCCATAACAGATGCGCCGGTTATAACAATATGCATGTTCCCGGCAGTGCTTACGCCGAAAAAAGAACAATTAAACGCTCTGTCATTTGCAAAAATCATTTTTAACTCCTCGCTAATATCCACGCATATGTGCCATCTCCAAGTTTTGCATATTTCCACGCAACGAAATAATCTTTAAATTTGAAGGTCAGCCCAGTTTTCAGATTATTTATAGTGGCGTATGACGCTCCTAAGTTTCCCGTTATAAATTCCGCAAAGTCGTATGCGTTGGCAAGACCAGTATTTATCCAACTATTTGTGTTGGCAGAGGTTATTGTTCCGCCGCCTATCTGCCCGCCGGATATGTATCCAGCATACTCTCCATTTTGCGTGCCGGTTTGAATGCGATTTGCAAACACATTCCCGGTGAACGTTCCGTCCGTAGCGTATAGTTGCCCATGGCTGTTTACGCGGAATTTACCGCCGCCGAGAGCGATGCCGTCCGTGCCGACGTACACGCCGTCCACCGTCCCGTACAGCTCCGACAGCTTGTTATATATGGCGTTCTGTGTAATGGTAAACCCGCTGTCCTTGCTGCCGATGAACCCGGATGTTGCCGTTATCTTGCCGGTGATGTCTACGCCGTCTTTTGTCGCCCTGAACACTTCCTGCCCGGAGCTTTCCAGAACAAACCCGTCCGCCGTCAGCGACCAACCAAAGGAAGAGGAATTGCCGCCGGTCTGTGTCACCCTAGCGGCGATCTCCTGCGCGTGTAGTTCCAAAGCCGCACGCATTTCCGCTTCGCTCGTTTCTCTGGCCGTGACCTCCGCCTGAATGCTCGCGGCATTAACTCTAAGGCTTGCCCGCGTCTCGGCAAACTGCCGGGTGGTCTTCCGGTCGGTCGGTGATTTGTAAGGGTACTCATGGTCAACCGCGTTCTCCTGCGGTGCGGCGATACGCGCCGCCATCAGTGTTGAGAAATTGGTCTCATTAACATAGATGCCGGAGAAAACACCATTGATGGTAACGCCGTCGCCAAGCTCTGCCGCAGGGTCGAGCTTCGCCCATTCCGTGTCATACGGTCGATAGACAAACTCACCGATGCTCTCTAAAATGTCATTCGCCATCTGTTGAGAACCACACGGGCAGTCAAGCTCTAAGACATTATCCCCACTCCCGGCCTCATAGAAGGAATCATCGTCAACGTTAATACGGACTTTGGTGTATTTCGGCAGCTCCGGCGTTGAAGTGTATCCCTTTGCGCTTCTTCCGATAAAAACCGATTCAGACAAGAATCCTGTCACCTCCGAAAGTGAGGACATACCCGGCGGTATCCACGAGATAGTGTGTCTCGATGCCGATCTCATTCAGCCGGACAAGACGGAGCTTTCCATCGTCTGACATGATGAAATTTCCCGCGTACATCGCCGCGATGTATCCAAGGATTTCCCTCATGGCGTATCCTCCGGGATACTGCACCGGATACCCACGCTGCATGATATCAAACGTGCGTGTATCGACCTCCACACCCATATGCCCAGCAATAAGGCTTACAACGTCAATGTCCGTTTTGGGCCATTCGCCGATGTTCCCATTCACAGGAAAATCGTTCTCGGCCTTTAACATCGCGTCATACCCGTGGAAAACGATCTCATCGGTACTCTCACCGTCGGAGCGCGTGTCGATGTAAAAGATACCTTTCGGTATCCACTCGCTTGTCTTTGTTTCATTCACCGCGCGGATAAACGGCTTGATGGAGGACATTCTCTTGATCGTCGCCGTCGGCTTTACCATCGTCACGTCAATTTCCGCCGCTACACAGCACCCGACCATCGGCTTGTCGTCCGTGAAAAGGTGCTGCGTGGTCTTGATCTCTTTGAGCATGTTCCCGCCATAGCCGCCGGAATCGGAATCGTAGTAAATCCTTGTCCCGCCGAACGTGATATAATCGGCGTGCTCATCGATTAAATAAAACTCGTCGCCGATGACGAGTTTGGTCTCGAACCAATGCGTACCGGCGACGATTTCCTTGTATGTTGCGCTTGTGTTCTGCATGGCTATCTCTCCACAAGGGCGAGCGCATCAATGTTCCAGCGTTCTTTCCCATCACCGAAAGATGTATCGACCGTGGCTTTTCCTGTGCTGTTGTACATCGTCGTGACTTGCGTCCCCTTTAACCACGGGTTTGTGTATGTTACTTCGACGTACTCCGGCATAAGCGCTGGCAAAACGATCTCGGCGTCTTTGGTGTACAGGGGCTTAAACGTTGCATCAATGCGGAATTTTGTTGCGATCCTCGCCCGGTGCATCACGTAATCCATCGTGCGCCCCGCGTCCGAGCTGTCGCCGTCCTCTCTGGTCACGGTGTACCCGCCGCCGTCAAGATAGGGAAGCATATCAACGCCGTTGACGATCAGTTTCATTTGCCGCGCCCCCTGTTCCGTTCCTCGGTGTAGGTGTACATGATCTCACCGACCTTCCGCTTATCAAGGTAAACGTCGCTCGGTTTGATTTGTTCGTTGCCACGCGACGTTAAACGGTCGAGAAGCGCGTCAAGCTTACTTTCCAGCTCTGGGGATATACCATACCCATACCCGGAGGGAAACGCATTAGGCGGAACTACACCGCCCATAGCAACGGCGGGCATTTTCATGCTCAAACCGGCGAACTTATCCGTCATACGGTCAACGATGCCGTCCGCGACCATCGACACCCACTGCGTGTTCCGCTCAAGCGGAATGACGGCCTCCGAGCCATCTTCACCGGCAATAAACGGAGTGCCCTTCTTGACGATGCCGCCCTTGGCGAGACGCGGGATAGATACAGAGCTTGCACGCCACTTTATGCCGCCGCCACCGAAGAATTGCAAAACGCTGCTGAACGCCCCGACGAGGTTATTGAACATCGTAATAACGCCGTTTACAAACGCTTCCACAGTGCCAAGGATACTGTTGATAAGTGAAGCGCCCCAGCGTTTGATTTCAGCCCAGACGTCGATCCATGCGCTCTTGATCTTGTCAAGTGCCGCCGACCAATCGCCTGTGGCGAAACCGTATACAACAGCGGCCAGAGTTTCAAAGATCGCCTTTATAAGTGACAATGCCGTGCGAATAGCGCCGACGATATTGTTAAAAGAATACTGAACGACGCCGTAAAGCAGAATGAATATTTGCGAAAGGACGTTGCCCTTTTCGGAAAGCGTTTTCAGCGCATTGTCGAACCACCCATTGACTATGCCGCTGATCTTGTCGAAAAACGCGGTGATGTCGTCCCACCACCCGGACAGGAATGAACCGAGAGCAAGGAACGCTCCGATTGCAAGCGGTATCCATGATCCGGTGAGAAGGGCAAGACCGATACCGATTTTAAGAAAGCCGGTTGACATCTCCACGCACATGTCTTTCGTAAGGCTTCCGGTGTTGATGAAATTTTTAAAAGCATCAATCAAATCCAGAGTGCCGAAAAGAATCAGCGCAATGCTCGCGGCAGTTTTCCCGAACGCAAGCCCGATAGCAAGCGCTGCTATCCCCTCCAACAGGTTTTTGATAATCCCGAGGTTGTTCTTAATCTTGTCACTGATCGCTACATCTTCGTACTTGATCCCGCTGCCGGAACCGCCCCCGCCGCCGCCGGAGGACGAATCCTGCGCAATGGTCAGCGTATCAATGCCCATGAGCTGCTTTTTCATTTCCTTTGCAGCGCCAGCGCCGGAGGATAGATTGTCGCTCAACTTTCCCGTGTTGGTTATGGCCCGCTTGAATGTGCTTTTCCCACTAAGCGCCGCAAAGAACGCCGCGATAGCGTCCACAGCCTTTGTGATCCAGCCAATGAGCGTCTGCAATACCGGGATGACCGCAGTAAGAATTGGAGCGAACGCCGCACCCCATGACGCCTTTAGCCCCTGCAAAGACGCTTTCAGTTCGTTAATGCTTTTCTTCGTCTCCGGGTCGTTCTCGGCATAAGCTTTAACCGCTTCAATGGTGTATTGCTTGAGCTTTCGGAAAAGAACAAACAGCGAGCGGATGCCGATGCCATATTTGAGCAGATTCTTCATGCCGCTTTTGATGGACTGCTGCGCTCCCTCCATTGCAGCCTTGATGTCAGCGCCTTTGGACGCATCGGTGATTGTCTGCGTCAGCTCCCCGGCTCTTTTTTTCTGTTCTTCCAGCTCCGCTGTCTGCTGTTTCAGTTTGTCAACGATTTTTGCGTCCTGCACTTCAAGCCGCTGTGCGGCTTTCTCTTTCGCCGCGAGAATCTTTTCCTGTTCGGAAAGCTGCGCTTTGATTCCCGCCTGCCGCTGGGTCTCTTCGATCCATGTCTGCGGATCAGCGTTGGCGTTAATTGCGGTTTTGGCCTCACTCTCGGCAAGGGAGGATTTTAGCTTTTCGACCTTATCGTAAGCCTGCGCCGCCTCGTCCTGCGCTTGTTTGAGCTGTTCAACGATGGGTGCGCGTTTCGCCTCGCCGCTCTCCATGTTCTTTTTGAGCCTGTCCATGTCGCGTTGGAGCTTATCCAATTCTTTGGCGGCTTGCCCGGCGTCGATCTCTACCGGGAATCTAAGTTCTGTCGCCATCGCATCACGTCCATTTCTTCAACATTTCTTCGTCCTCTGCCGTGTACTTCGTCGGGAGCGTTACAAGCTCCCGATTCTGCCGAAGCCATTCCCGCTCGTATTTTTCGAGCTTTTTGCCTTTGGCGATCTTCGAGCGCAGCGACACAATCTGCGAGAATGCGCAGTCCCCGCCGATCTCCATGTACGCACCCATGAACGTCCACCAATGGAGATATTCGACCGAGCGGCATTCATAACCGATCACACGGTTGACCGGTGCAACGATATACGGGAAGTCCTTTTCCCAATCCACAAGGCGGACGGATTTCTTCCCGTGCGGCTGTCCGAGATCGATAAACCAGAAGCTCTTCTCCAATGCTTCTGAATAGTCCGTCAGTGTTTCCCAATCGGGAAAAATCGTCTGTATTGTCGCCTCCGCCTTGTCCGCATCGGAAAAATCAGGGTCATTCAAGACCTCTATGAGATCGAGAATAACCCTGTAGTCCGAGCGTATCGCATGATCTGCACCGCCGACGGAAAGCGACATCGGCAGGGAGTAGATCATTTCTTGAATTTTGCGAGATACTTTTGCAGCTTCGGATTCGTCTTTTTCTTTTCCGCCGTAAAGGTATCGTTCATGTTGTCGATGAGGCAGAGCATCAGGTTGCACCACACAGGCAGACCATCCGCCATCGCGTATGTGTTCATCGCGCCATACAGGGGAGTGCAAACGTCAAAGCCGAAAAGACCGTTGATAAGCTCTCGCATCTCCCCGTCCATCGCACGGGCGGCAGCAAAGATTTTCTTCGCGTCGTTCTCCCCGGCGAGCATCGCCTGGTATTTGTCCTGCTGCTTGTCCATCGCATCAAACGCATTAAAAACGCGCTCGATAAAGTCAATGTCGGTGAGGTTGAGCAACACCGTCACCTTTCCGTTAATGGAGACTTCCTGTACTCCGGTATCATGTCTAAGTTCAAGCATTGCTTAACCTCCAAAAATTCAGGTCTCCGGCGTAAACTCGATAGCGCCGCTGGTGCCCTTCGTGGCCGTGCCCTTCGTGCGCGTGCCGCCGTAGGTTACGTTAATGGGCATACCGACGCTGCCGCCGCCCTCACCGCCGAGACCAGTGACCTCGACCATGCAGGATTCGTAGCGCTCGGCAAATCCCGCGTAAGTGTGGACGATGAGCATGTCCATAGCCGCAAGCGCCATCGCGTCCTGATCGACAACGGCGAGCTTCCAAATCTTCTGCTGCGCCGCGTCGCCGCTGTCCAGCTCGCACGGCTCGAAAGACTGCGTAATGACAGGCTTCTTCATCGTGCCGTAGGTATCACCGAGAATGTCTTTCTTGCTCTCAGTAGACCAGTCGTATTCCTCGGAGCTGTCCTCTACGCGCTTGCCGATCACCGACCAAACAGGAGCAGAACTCGTGCCGGTATTCAGATAAGCGAGAAGCAGCTCACGCGCCACAGTCTGCCCCGCAGTAGTGGTAAACGTGTATTCAGCCATTCGTTATATCACCTCGTAAATTAAAGTTAAAAGGATCTGGTGATCCTCTACGTCGCCCTCATATCGGGCAAAAAGAGCCGCCGACGTGTCGCGTTTGACTTTGCGCACGCGGATACCGTCCGCAATCGTCAGGCTATCCGCATTCGCCTCCGCCCACGCGCCGTATGTATCCAGCACCTCGTCAGCGCTCATTCTCTCGTCGGCGTTCTTCGCCGGGACGCGATAAATGATTTTGAACTGATACTGCGCCTGATACGAGCCGTCGATAAACTGCTTGGTTTTGTACGCCGCTTGAATGGTGGAAATGCATAAACCGCTTTTCTCGCCCAACCATTCAAAGTCGAGCTTGGAGAGCGGCTTATCCGGGTACGTATTCAGCCATTGCCGAACGGCGCGGCTCACGTCTGCATTTTCTTCCGCAGATACTAAGGTTATATTTTTCTCATTGTCCAAGGAAGTGTTTCACGCCCCTTTCAGCGACTTCCGCCCACTTCTTTCCGTTATCCGCATAAGAGGCTTCCACCCAATGCGATTGTGCTTTTGGGCTGTACTGCTGTGTAAAAACAAGGTTTTTGTCTATCGGGTGAAGATGAGAATCCTTGCGGTGTCGCCACCCTTTACCCTCATAGAACACAGCGTGCCGCCCTTGCTCATCAACCATTACCTTGCCATACCAGAGATAACGGACATAATCAGCCGTGTACACAATCGTGTTAAGAATTACTTTTGTGTTCTTCTGCAACACACCATTAAGGAAAGGTACGTATTCGCGGGTGTCCTTTTCGATCTGATCCGCTAAGACAACTTCCTCCAGCTTACAAGCCTTACGGAAGCCCTTTGCGCTGATGGGCTTAATCTTTATTGTGATATTCATTTCGCACCTACTTGAAAGTGGCGCATATCGCCGCCGAAGTCCCGAACATCGACCGTGTTTACGTCGAAAGCGTAATCGTATTTCTCTTGCAGCTGCGCAAGGCTCATCATTTCGGAGACCTCGCCTTTGACAAAGTAGGTGGATGTGGAATTGCTATGTCCGCCGCTGTCCAGCGTCCACAAACCCTGTTGATTCTCCGCCGCATAGAACGCTTTTGGATCGACATACGTTTTCTTGTCGCCGGTCGTGCTGACTGCATCAACGGAAAAGGGGATATATAGCGTGGCGGCGTCAGCGTCGGCAAGCCCCGTCTTTGCAACATTCGTTCCCTTGGACACATCCAACAGCACACCACGCAGGACGGTAATGCTGTTGTGTATCTTTAGGTCGTCGTCCTCGTAGGAGTTAAAGACAGTCACAGTATGTGGGAACACAGCGCTGCCCTCCTCTGTACAAAAGCCCTGTCCATGCCAGATAGTCCATAGCGATGTTTTCCAGCGTTTTCCGGGCAGCTTCCGCCGTCTCCGTGCCACTCGCGTATGTCTTGCTCCACGCGCCTACGGTCTGGCTCTTGACCTCACCTCCGCTCATGCTCTGCACTTTTGCGTTCTCGATGATCTGATACTGTTCCGCCAGCGCACAGCAGCACATAGCAAGCGCGTTGTCCGTGTCCGGGTAGTTCTTCGCCTTGCCCATGGTGTAATAGTCGATGAAGGAGCTTGCCCGCGTTGCTGCACGGGCAAACTCCTGTTCCGTCAGGGCGCTGCCGAGATATGTTTCGGTGTAAAACGTGTATGTTGCGTGCATCTGCGCCCCTCCGGTTTATCAGCCCACGGTAACGGCAGCCGTGCCGGACTTCGTGCCGTCCTGCTTGGAAGTCGCGGTAACGGTCAGCGCAGTATTCGTCTCGTTGGAGGCGATAGTCAGCGTGCCGTTCTCGTCGATCTTCGTTCCGGCCTTGACAGCAGTCGTGCCGGAAACACTCCACAGCACGCCGTTAGAAACCGCACCCTCGCCGGTCACAGCGGCGGCAAACGCCTTGCTCGCACCCTTAGCAACGGTAGCGGTGGCCGGGGTAACGGTAACGGTGTTGACCGTACCGGCGGGAGCGTACACCGCGAACGGGCAGTACTTCGACAGGGTATCGTTGTACGCCGTCTTCGGGTTCGGGATTTCCCAGCCGAGACGCATAACCGCACGCAGCGCGACCATATCGTTCTGCATGAGGTTGTAAACGATGGAGTTGTCGGAAGGATCCTGCACAACGCCCTGATCGAAAATCTTGAACGTGATGTCCTGACGGATGGAGTACACCAGCTCCGACCAGTCACCGGCAAACATAAGCGCCTTGGCAGTGTCAAAAGCGCCGTTGCGCGGGAAGTACATAGGAGAGCCGTCCAGCGCGTAAGGCGTCGCGCCCTGCATATCAGTTTTGAAGATGGGATTGCCGTTCAGGTCTTTCAGACCGCGCAGCTTCGCGCGCATCTGGATAGCGGACATAATGCCGTTAACGAGATAGCCGCTTTCCTCGACCTTGGCGATCACGCCGCCCTCGGCGAGAAGGTCGTCATAGATGTACGGCGTCGCCGCCACGACGGAACCGGCCTTCGTGCAAGTCTCAAGGACGCTGTCGCGCCAAGAGGTGGGCTTGTTCGTGCCAAACAGGATAGCACCGTCAATGACCTTGCCGAACGCCTCAACGAGACGCGGGCGGACTTCGCCCCAGATGTCATAGTCGGCATCGTCAAGCACCGCCTCCGGGATGGGGACGATAACGGCGATCTCTTCGGCATAAATTTTCTTTTTGTCCCACTTCATCTTAGTGGTCTGCTTCATGCCGGTGTCGCCGTTCACGAAGTAGGCAGTGGGAAGCATGTCCAGAACGTTCATCGTCTGGGTTTTGCTCGTCATATTGGGGAGGCGGCGGCCCATCTGGAGGACGGCGCTGCCCTCGGTCACGCCCTGGATGATCTCACGGGTGACAGGTTCGGGAATAAGACCGGAAAGGTCAGTTCTGTTTACAATGTTAGTAGCCATATTAGTCATGTTTACCTCACAATTCTCATTTAAATTTGCCCCGAATAAGGGCGTTCATAGCGTCGTTTGTGCCATTAGCACTGTTGGCGCTGTTGCCGACGTGCGCGGACATATCCACACGCACGGAGGCGGGTTTGCGATCTTTCAGAAACTCATCGGCTGCCTCTTCAAAGCTCACCGTGTCCGTCACTTTCTGCCCGATTTTGAAGCAGTAAAATTCCAGCTCATCAGCCGAAACGCCCTTTGCGGTAAGATACTTCTCCCGCTCAAACTGCGTTACCTTCGCTTCTGCGGCAAGCCGCGCCGCCTTTTCGGTGTCGCGCTCTTTCTCAATGCCCTTGAGCTTGTCCGCTTCGCTCTGCTGATTGGCTTTCCAAGCCTTGTAAGCGTTCATTTCTTCCTCGCTGGGCATCCCTTTTGTTGCCCGCGCAAGACGCTTTGCAACGATATTGTCTACCTCGGCTTGTGTGAAAGTAGCCTCGTTCCCGCCCTCGGCGGTGTTGGGATTGGTATTCGGTTCTGCCATGATGATTCCTCCGTTTTCCGCCCGTCGGCGTATTCCGTTTATGCCCGTCGGCAAACAAAAAAGGAGCCCGTCCCGAATGGGACAAACTCCTTGAATGTTTATAAATGCATGGCCGCTGTTGAGCAGTAGCGACGCGGTTTTTGTATCCCCCTCCGCAGGGGCAAGACAGGGGGAAAGGAAGGAAGCCCTGCCAAAGCAAGACCGTTATTTCTGTACCCGCCACAAGGTCAGGCGGCGCTCTCTGTTATGCTTTTATCGTTGGTTTATTTATTGGCCGCTTTCTTCGCCTCTCGCGCTTCTTTCGGCCCAAACTCCGCGATGTTACCGCGCTCGTATTGTGGCCTTAGTCCCGCCGCCTTGCTGAAAGCCTCGTATTCCTCGTTTAGACGACGATACCGTACAGCCTTGGTCGTATATTCCTCATCATCTCCGCGCCCTTTGGCGGCTGTCAGCTCGCGTTTAACTTTACGGAGCGATGCCTCGACCTGCCTTTGCTTTTGTGTCGCCTCGTAAAAGGTGTATTGCTTTCCCTCAAACTCAAAAGGCGGCGGGTCGATGTTCTCCAATTCCTCATCGGTGTATGTCCGCTCGGAAACGCCCTCGATCCAGATGTGGTACATATGGCGGCAGTTAGCGCCGCACAAGCCGTCCACCTCGTCAAGACCGCAGACCTCATATATAGACGGGTAAATATCGCCGGTACGGACGGAATAAACGCGCCCCTGCCATTTCTTATGGCTCGCCCATGGCGTTTTACCCTCTCCGTCTCGCGCCCCACGGTGCGCCGTAACCTCTCTGTATGGCGTGTCAAGCAACGTCGCCGTCTGCTCGGTGTACTGTCGGGAAAGCTGGGTAACGCCTGTCATAACGGCTCTGCGGGCAGCAACGTCAACGCGGTTATGCCAGCCGGATTCATAATCAACGTACTGCAAGCCGCTGTCCGTCAGCATCTTCGTTGCGTCACGGATCGCCACGTTATAGCTCTGCCCGCTCTCCACGCGCATCAAGGCGTCATCAAGGACGCGCTGATACATCCTGCCTATATCATCGACCTTTACCGTGCCGTCCGGCGCTCGGTACGCAAAGCCCATGCTTCGGGTAATATTCGTCAGCTCTCCAAGCGTCTGCATCTCAATGGCGTTGATTCCCTGCATGAACAGCTCAGCATTGAAGTTGTTTTCGCCGAGAACAAGGTTGTCATCGATCAGCGTATCAAAATACTGCTGGTTTCGTTGGACAGCCTTGTTCCATACGGTGTCAAACTCGCTTTGCGTGAGCTTTAGGGTCTTTCGGATATACTCGTTGATTTTCTTGTAGTCGTATCCACGCCGCTGCAAAGACCGTATATGCTCTATCGCCGTCTCCGTCATTTCCCCGGTCATGGCAACGTGGGAGCATATATCCTCAAGGATTTGTTCTTCTAAACGCTGATATAGCCGCATAAGCGGCAGGGGCAGGGAGTACATGAACTCCGGCGTGATCGGGTATTTCATTCATTTTCGCCCGATACAAGGCTCTCCATCTTCGGCAGGGCGGCTTTTGCCGTCGCCTCGTCCTCGTTCATCCACTTAGCGCGGAACTCCCAGTTATTCATGATTCCCATCTGCACCATACGGGAATCGCGGTTAAAGTCCGTCTCTTTGTCCTCAATGATAGAATCATCGAAATCGACGGTTATCTCGACGCTCTCGTTTAGCCCGGCGTTCATGTAAGCATTGCCCATTCGGAGAAGAACGCGGCACAGCTCAATGAGAACGCTTTCAAGGATGATCTCGTGCTTTTTAATCGTGCGGAACATCTCAGAGTTTTCGCTTATGATCTGCGTCGCTGTGGAGACATTGCCATTGTCGTATTTGTAATGGTTCTCGCCGAATCCGCACTTGCTCGACAGAAGATTAAGCATATCCTGAATCCCGGCGTTGTGTTCCGCCGTGCGAAGGTTCATGTTGATCTCTTTGATGATATCGCCGTCCTGCCCGTCGGCAGGGAGAACATAAAAAACAACGTCGCTTGTATCGAAGAGCGGCTCTCCCGTGTGGAAATTCTTTGTCGCCTGCGGCTTGAGCATGACGCGCTTCTTGCCAAGCTGGAACTCGTTCACATAGCTGTCGTATGTCAGGTCAACACCCTTTAGCTGATCTATGGCGTTGGCAAATACCGAAATGCCCATCGGCAGGGTTGCATCAACGTTGTTGACGATGTTGAGCCGGTCAATGACGAACATCCGCTGCGTGAATGGCGTATGCACGACCGGGGCGACGTTTTCGAACCCCGGAACATCGGCAAGTTTCACCTCCGACAGGCTGCCCTTTGTGTCACGATACAGTAGGTTTTCGATGTCGTATGTGCCCTTGTCCGTCCGCTTGTGAATGCAGATGTAAAGGTACGAATCTTTTTTAATGGACTTGTGCGATCCGAACGCGCATTCGGTGACAATGCCGTTCTCCCATGTAAGGGGAAGGATAAGGTCAGCCGGGACATAGTCAATGCGGATTTCCCCGCCGCTGCCGTTCACCTTTCCCGTCTGCTCATCAACAGACGCATTAACGACCGTCGGCACATACGCGACCGTGCCGCGAGCCGCCTTGATCTCCTGCATCTCGTTCGATTTGACGGTGAAGTTGTTCCGCTCAAAAACGGAATCGATGAAATCCTGCTCTGGCTGCCCCTCAAGCGTTATCTTGCACTTTTCATTCAGCAAAAGGTTGGCCCAGTCCTCGCAGACCTTTTTCGCCATGCCGAGAGAGTACAGGCGGCACGGGACGTACTTCATGCCGTTCCAGATACGGTAACGGTGGAACTGCTTAACATACCCGTCGTACCAGCTCTTCCAATTCTCTATGTAAGTGTAAAACTCTTCCGGCACGGTAGTATATCCTCGCGCCCGTAAAACCTCGTATATGTTCATGCTTTCACTCCATACAGTCTAAATGCCCGCTCCATTCCGTACCGTGCAGCAGAAATAAAGTGGTCGTCTTTATCTGGATACCCGCTGATTACGTTTCCGTCTTTGTCTCGTTCGTATTCATAGTTGATAAACTCTTTATATGTCTCCGGCGTTCTCGCCGGGTCAATAACTATCCGGCGACATTGAAGCCATTTCATACCGTATTCAACACTACCGGGGCCTTTTATAGCGTTCCTTGCATCTAAGCCGCTTGCTCGTAAATCCGCAACGCTTTTCGGCTCTGCGCTGTCGCAAACGACAGGGAAGTCATCGTATCTGCGCTCTTTTATCCATGCGGCATTATCCGCATTGCTCGTCTTATTGCTCCGGTGTTCGTCGACGAAATACAACGTCTCATGCGCCACGTCATAATGCATACGCAGAAAGGCGAAAGGATCAGGATACCAACCGAAGTCAACGCCCTGATATATCCGGTCAAATCGCGCTATCTCATCATCCGTGATCGTCCGCGCTGTGATGTTGTCAAATACGTTTCCGCCGTCGCCGTTCGGGATGCCGAGATATTCATGCTCATATGCCGCCGGGTTGACATCTTTGAGATGTTCTGCGTCGTTGAGAAACACCGTGCCAAGCCATTCGGGGGGCGCTTCAAGGTACGTCGAGTGATGCCGCACCCGGTTTTCGTTCGGCTCAAGCATCTGCTGATTGACCCAATTGGCGCGGCTCTTCGGCGGGTTATAGGACGCAAAGAAATAGGAATCAACACCGCCGCGGAGAATGGATTGCTTCACGCTTCGCAGCTCCGCAGCTCCGGCAAGCTGGTCAAGCTCTTCCACCCACAGAATACCGATATGACCAAACGGCGGCTTTATGGATTTCAGCTTTACAGGATCATCACACCCACGGAAATAAATCTTCTGTCCGGTCTTTTTGAGCGTGATTTCAAGAGGCGAAACCTTAAAATCAAAGTCTCCCGCTATACCAAGCTCATTGATAGCCCATTGAATTTGCGAATATACGCTGTCTTTGAGTGTGTTCGTCTGCTTACGGACGATACAGGCGTGCATCGTCGGATTGTTTTCCACAAGCTCAGGAACCTTGAGAGATATAAAGGACGATTTCAGACCGGCACGACCACCATCAAAGATGTAATCCCTGTTCGGGATGATCTGCCGGTTTATATCAACAAACGCCTTGCCGATAAGCTCGGCGGGTATTTTGCAGGGTCTGTCCTCTGCCGCGCCCTCGCTCGTCCATGTCTCCCAGCGGTCAACGGCTCTGTCATCGCCGCTTACGGCTTTGCCATATACACCGGCGACAATGGCGGCGTTGCACGTCATGTCCTCATCGTCTATCGCAAGCCCCACGCGCTTTATTTGCCCCTTGAGCTTATCCGGCGCAGGTTGCTGCGCTATCGACTTTGCGAGGCTTGCAAGGCTCTTGTTAGCTCTCTTTGCCTCGCCGGAGGCTATGCCTCCTTTTCGACCATTTTTCACGGCTTCATCACGGCTTTGATCCGATGTGAAGTGCTTGAGGTTATCTTCTTTTTTGCGTGGCATACCCTCCCTCCCTTGAAAATAAAAAATCGCCGTTCTGAATTATCAAAACGACGATTCGTATTTAATTAAAATGGCAAGCGCACGGACTCGAACCGTGATTTCCGCTTGCGCGGCGTGCTCCTTAACACTACTACTTGCCTCTGCTATCATACCATGCCTTGCGTACTCTTGCAAGGAGCTTTTTCTCATCCTCGGTCAAGTCTGCCGCTTTCCCGTCATGCTCATATCCTGTATGCGAATGCGGCGACTTTCCATCATGGGCGTGTAAAAGGTCTATCGTCTTTGAACGTTTCCCCTTACGGTCATAATACGAAATAAAGGATAATTCGTTATCGTTGTTTACCGTAACATATACTCGCCCTTTGGTCTGCGTCTCTAGCGGTGCTTTCGCATTGTCAGCGAGCCGATATTTTACAAACTTGATGTTGCCGTCCTGCAATACCGTTTTGTACTCGCTGCCGTATGGGTGCTTGCCCGTGCCGCTTGCCGCGCCTCTGCTGCCCATTATCTAACTCTCCATGTTGCGGAGTTTTTACGCGTGCGGTAATACGTCTTGCCGTTCACTGTTACTTCGAGCTTTCCGCTGCTCATCGCGCTTTTGAGCGCCGAGGAAAGCGTATTTGTTTCTTTCTGCTTCTGTGCTTTTTTTGCCTTGTCTTTCAAGCCGTTCATGTAAGAATTGACAGCCGCACGTTTGTCAACGGCTTTCTGCGCGTTTTTCTGCACTTGTGTGCGATTGAATCGCGCTACACCAGAAGTATAAGGGCTAACACTCTGCGATTCTGCCCTAAGCTGTTCGGTTGTAAGACGGTGAAGCTCTTTATACGCTGCTTTTGTTTCGGTATCGTCAAACCCAAGCCCTTTTATTGTCTCAACATTCCGCGTGTATTCTCGCTTTGTTGCGTCTCCGGCGTCTACTGCGAAACTTGCGGCGTTCGCCCTGCGTATAAGGTTGTTATCAAGGCTTGGCGCACCTTTTGATACGCCGCTGCTTGCTCCACGTCCGCCCATCAGCTTTTCCCTCCGAATCTCTCCGTGTTATGGTTCGCAATGTAACTCACACTACACGGGAATTTATATCCAATATCGCCGCCGTAACACACGACGTGCGACGGTCTTAACCTCTTTATTGCTTCGTCCATACCAGCAAACCATATACTACCGGCGTTTTTATCACGCTTGACGCCTATCGTGCTAACGGAAATTACACCGTCCGGCTCTATGCCGTCAAAGCAGAAATCGAAGCTCCGTTCATCTGCCCATTGCAACGTTGGAATAACTGCTATGCCAGCGTCCTGCATGATCTGCCCGATCAACCGGGAGCGGTACACGTTCCATATCTGCATCGCAAGCGGCATATCCAGATAAAGCGAAAAGTCCGGTGTAAGAACGCAATCGAACATACCGAGCTTATCAATGTACTTGTCCGGCGTTGTCCACACTCTTTCAAATTGGTAATCGTCGATATAGAAATGTATGCCCTTGCCGTATTCCTTGCTTGTGAGCATATAGTTGAATGAGATCAAATCTTCTGGTATATGGTCTGTTGCTTTCAATATCGGCATATCCCATTTACCGGCGGCGCGTTCCGCGTCATAATCGCGGAGGTTCATTTTGCTGTATGTCTTTTCGCGCTCGTCGCCGTAATATCCGTCGTCCTCTTCTTCCGGCTCGTCTACATAACCAAGAAAGCCGAGATCGAGGTCGGGAAGCTCCAAAAACAACATATCCTTATCAAATCCGCTGTCCATCGTTGTCTTGTTGTGCGCGATGGTGTACTCCCGGCGCTGCTTGTCCGTCAGATGGTCGAGCCGTATGCACGGAGCTTCCTTTATCCCCATCTGCCGCAGGGCTTCAAATCTCCCGTGCCCCTCTACAATTGTGTTAGCTTTTCCCCATACGGCGATAGGGTCGTTCATCCCATACCGAGCGATGGATTCCTTGATCTCGTCGATCTGCTCTTGCGGATGCTCTTTCGTGTTGTTGGCATACGGCTTTATCTCGTCCAGCCGCAGTGTGATTACTTCCATCTCCGCCGCCCCCTCCGCTGCGTACGGCTTTCCCGCCTCTCGGCTTCGCCCAAAATAAAAAGCCACGCTTTGGCGCTCAGTGATCGTCCGGCGTCTCTGCGTGGCTTTGGATGTTACTATTATACCACGGATTTTTGAAAAGTTACTGTCTCGGAACTTCCATCAGATTGCCGCAGAGCTGTACCGGGCGGCGCAGTAGTTTTCCAGCGCCCGCATTGCTCGCTTCCATACCGTCGCTTCCTCGGCTATGGCAAGCTCTTGGCACAGCCGTTCCGCGCCTCTCTTCTGTCTGTCGATGTACAACACTTCAAGGATTCGCTGTTCCTCGTCTGTCAGCGTGGCAATGGCTTTCTTCGTCAGCCGCACCTCCGATTCTGCAATGCGGAGATTGTCGGAAAGCAAATCAATCAGGCAAATGCTGTTGTTCATGCGTTCCTCGTACGATGTGCCGCCGCCCTGCACCGGGGCCGTCCCCGTGGATGCGCTCTTGATGGATGTCATGCGGTCGCGCTCCATATCGATCTCTTCCGGTATGGACAGGATCGCCGCCTCGTTTTTCCGTAGGTTGAAGAGGTCGGCCTTGCATTTCATTTTCCAGAGTTCGTTCACTTTCTCACCTCGTCATTTAATGTTAAACACGCTGTGCCGCGTTTTTATTTGCGGCGGGTCTGTTTATATTTCCCAACCAAACTCGTCCTTTATGGCGTCTCTGACCATCCAAACGTTGAGATTGCCGCTTCCGACGCTCTCCCGGATGTTGCGCACCTCGCCCGACATGCGGTTCACGTCCTCCTGCGTAGGATTGAAGCAGGACATCCACGCCCAGACGAAGATCGTCATGGCGATGGACACGGCCTTGTGCATGGATACGTCTTTCGGCTTGCGCTTGGATTTACTGCTCATCGCGTATCTCCTCCACATAGTTCCAGCTCTGCGGCGGTCTCATTAGATTGCACTTCGTACATTCTGAACACTTCGGAGCTGCCATGCCGAAATTGTCGAAGTAGCAATCACAGTTGTGCTTTTTGAACTCAGATATCTCTCTCGGTTTGTCGTAGATTTTCAGATTAGAGATGTTCCAAACGGCCCCATTCTCTCCGCCCAAATAAACGAAAAGCAACTCTGCCGTTACACACGCCTCTTCGAGCATCAGTTCGATTGGATATGCCCAGCCCCTATCGTCCACGATTCGGTATTCCGCCGGTTCTCTGAAGCTCGGTACAAGTTGAGCAATTTGGTCGCACACAAACTCGCCAATAACTTTCCCGCCGCCATAAAAGCCTTGCTTTCCCACCAGCGCGAAGAAATCCTCGTGTTCAAATCGCGGCTTCGTGCAGTAGATATAGCACTTGAACGGAGTTTCCAGCTTCGGTCGCGTCTTCCGAACCTCCATGGTCTTTTCGCCATTTGCGATTAACTCACACCAGCGGGGTCGGATGCTTATCATTACTGCTTTACTCATCGGTTCTCCTTTCTCCGTAGCGGCAAAAATCATTATCGTCTGTCGTAAACGGGGTATGCCAACAGCCACAATCGCACCGCTTGTCTTCTGGGTCTCGGTGTTTACAGTCCTTGCAATGCACGACCAGCTCATACCCAAGCTGCACCGCCATGCGCTTAAACTGGCTGCGGGTGGGGCGGTCAATATCGACCGTCGGAATCTTTTTCATTTCCTCGATTACGAGATCGGAAACGTATATTCTGTTCTGCGGGCTTTCTGCGTTAATCAAGCGCATGGTCTTTCCCTCCTTCGTATTTGGCGATCAGCATATTGAGATCATGTAGTCCGCGCATTGTGATGAGGCAGTCCTCGTTGAGCCGGTCCCGGAGCTCGATAAGCTTTGGGATGGGGACGGCGTCAACCGTAAGCGCCTCTGAAATTATGCTTAGGCACTCTTCTTTTGCCTCTCTTGAATCTTCGTATGGAGCAGGCACATTGCCTTCTATGATATCGAACAAGCGATCACCATCGATCAGCCTTGCCATTCACTACACCCCCCATTCAACCGCCACACGCAGCGGGGGCATTTGCCGTAGCATGGTTTATGCATCGCTGTCACCGCCTTTATACTTCGGCATGTCCGCCCATGCTTTCACGCCGTCCCAATCACCGCGTGTTTCAAGCTCGAACAGATTGTTGCACTCATCGCAATCGATCATGCACAAGTCTTGCGAAACGCCCCAGCTTGTAGCAATAAGGATGTCCTGCCCGTCCTTCGGCATTTCGCAGGAAAATATATATTCCGGGATTTCGTAGTCAGCGTACCCGCTCTCGGCGTACTCGGCTTTTTCTTCCTCTGTCAACGGGCGCACGGTGATCTCGTGCCATACGATTTTTTCTTCATACATCGATGTCATCATCCTTTCTCTAAGAGCAATTCAGCAGCGGGTCTGTCGTTTCGCAGAAGCAGCAGGGCTTTCCGTCCGCAGCGCTCGGCGGGTAGTGGATGCAGGATTCGCAGTCGTTCATTCCGCACTTCCCCTCCCCAGCCAACTGCGATCTATATTGAGTTTGTTGCCGACATAATTAACTGCATTGGCAACGCCACAGCGGAAATAAAAATCCCTTACGCGCTCCTCGACGGTTTCTCCGATTGTTTTTTCGGTGTCGTTGTTTTTGTAAAGAAATTCTAGAATTTCCTGTAGCTTCTTTTTTGAGATAAGACCAAACATTTTTATTTCTCCTTTATCATTTTTGCACCGCAATGGGGACAGAACGCGCTTTCTCCCATAAATGTGTTTGGCGCAAGACAAATTGAGCAACTATATGGCTGATAGAAATCATGCAAAACGCCCTTCCAATCTTCCCGTTTTACGACAAGCGACACCCATTTCCCGTGCTGTGCAACTGGCGCATATTGGTTGCACTCTGCACAAGGTTGATTATCAACCGCTCGACAAACGGGGTAATGATCGCAGCTTGGGCAAATACTTTCTGCCCCTGCCTTGATTGTCTGGTGGATATCAATCATTTTCTTCACCCTCCACTCTTCATCCGTCCATCTTTGCTCCGCAGTTTGGGCAGTAATTCCCGTCGCGCACATAAAACGCCATAGCATAAGCTTCACGCCCGCAGCACGAGCACTTTACCATTTCAAACTGCTCTGAGCAGTTTTCATAGCGAGAATGCACCCACTTTCCATGCCGTACAGGCGCAACGTCGGTGGCGGGGAAATCTTCAAGCTCGTTTGCCAAATCTTCAAAGGCTTCGGCAATTATTCCGCTTTCACCGCCCAGCTCTTCAAAAGCGCTCTGTGCTTCTTCAACTTCTTTGCGAATATAGAAAACAACATCTTTTTTGCTCATGTATTTAGCCATTGTCATCGCCTCCGTCCGTTCGCACTTCTTTTTCAAGAATTGCATCGATAACTTCAATAGCGTCGAGAATGCCGCAGTTTACGCTTTTGTCGTGGTCAAATATAGCTCCCTCGATGAAACCTAACATGCGCTGAATCGTTGAAAAGTCTTTGTGTGTCATGGCGTTTTCCCCTCATAGTTGTCTTTAATACCGTGATTTCTCAGGCAGCAGGAGCACTTCTGGTAACGCTTGCCGAGCCATTTGCAGTTGTCGCAGGAAAGCGCGTCCTCTTCGAGCATCCGCAGCCAGTCACAGTCTGCCGGTTCACAAGGATCGTCTGGGTAGAGCTCGTTGCATAATTCGCAGATGACCGTCCGTGCTGTTTTAACTTTCGTGTATTCAGCCATTGTCAACCCTCCTATTCCATGCATCAGACGCATCTTTGAGTGACACTGCATCAATCAGTATCGGGTCGATGATGCAGCAGTTGTATTCGTCATCGCCGTATGTGTGATAAACTTTGAACACCCTGTCAAGCGAGTTGTAGACAATTGACACGGGTTTCCCGCAGAACGGGCAAGGTTTAAGCTCCTCCATTGTCAGCCCTCCTGTTCCATGCTTCGATAACGTCACATTCTTTTGTTTCTCGCGTTCTAATGCCGCACTGCGTGCATCGAATCATTCCATTATCGCCAAAGATTTCTTTCCCGTTTTCGTCGAGAGACATCCAACCGTAGAATGATTTAATAAATTCCGGTCTGCCGCCGCAGAACGGGCAAGGTTTCAATCTGTCCATTCCCAGCCCTCCCAAGTGATAGCCTGTCCGCAGTGCTCGCAGTATGTGATTTTCTTACCGCCGCCGATAAATTCCCAATGCCTAAGGGCGTAATCACATGCGGGACAAATGGCTTCTTTCGTAGGCGTTCCCCATGTCCTGTCAACGCCGCTGGTCGGCTTTTTCGGAATCTGCTTGTCCAGCGCCTCACACGCCATAAGGCAAGCCTCGTCTACCGCATCCTGCAGTTTCTCCTTGCCTTTGAACCCGATCTCGGCAAGGGCTTCCCGCGTAGTGCCCGGGTGAAGGATTCGTTTTGCTGCTTCGCAGGTCATGCCGCGTCCTCCCATACTGGCCGGCTTTTCTTCCATTTGCGCCAGCGGATAAAGCGCCACCGGGGCGGCTCGCTGTCCAGCCACTTGTTGAAATGCGCGATGTACTCAAGGCGCAGATTGTACCGGCGTTTCTTTTCCTGTTTTTCGTTCACGATGTCATCTCCTTTTCATATTTGCAGAACGACAAGTCGCAGTCCTTCCTATCCGCGCACACGCTGCATCCGTGCGCTTTGGAGAAGCGGAAAAACTCTGCGGCAGTCCTTGTATGGTAAGCTTTACGGGCGGGGGTTTTCTCGGTTTTTGGTTTCTTGACTTTCACAGGTTCTTTTTTCGACTTTCTGCTCTGCCTCATGTGTTCAGCTCTGGCCGCTCTCACTTCGTTTGCGAGACAGCCGCAGGATCGCGTTTGCCCGTAAATGATGTTGTTCTGCATGATGATTTTTTCCGTTCCGCAGTCGCAGCGGACGCGCCAGAAAATAAAGCCCTTCCTGTCTGGCACGTCGGCAAGGCCGAGAACGACGAGCCGCCCGAACCGCTGACCTGTCAGGTCTTTTCTCGGTCTTGCTTTCAGAGCTTCCCTTGCTTTTTCGAGCTTTGCCCGCGAAGCGTCGGAGTTCAGACAGCCGCAGGATTTTGTATTTCCGCTCCGCAGGGAATACCCGGCGGCAACCTTTTCTTTTCCGCAATCGCATTTGCAGAGCCAGTGCGCCCCGTCGTGCTCGGAGTGGTCGTATCGTATGACCGTCAGGCGTCCGAAGCGCTGCCCGGTCAGGTCAATTCGTTTCATCCGAGCCTCCGCTTGGCGTAGAGTGCCATAAGTAAAGATTCCGCCATTCCGTCATGCTCCTTGCGGCAGCCCGGCGGGATCAAATTCACACCGGAGAAGAGCCGCTTGCAGACCTCTATGGACGTGTTCTTGTCCGCCGTGACGGAAAATTCCTTCTTCCACTTCTGCGGGCGGACGAGCTCATAGGGAACGCCGAACGCTTCCAACGTCCACTGTATCCAGCCGAAGCCCTCGCCTAAGTGGAACATAGAGGTCACTCCCTGCCCAGGCATGGCGCTGACGTGCTCCAAGCAGCACACCGCCTTTTCTCCGCGCAGGTCGGAGAGGACGCAGCGGTAGGTGTCTCTGTCATACCGGAACGTCTGGACTTCCTCCCATTGCAGAATTGCAAGTCCGCCGTTCTTGCCGGGGTCTATACCGACGTAGATCATTCTTCCGCCTCTACGATCTCACCGTTTCTGGCGGCAAATGCCTCTTCCGTCTGTCGGATGATTCCGCTGCCGTAGGAATCGCGCGTCAGAGCGAAGAACTCTTCGGGCGTCAGCTCATCGCGGTCGATGTCAATGTCATGCTGCTTGGCGAACTCTCTCCGCCCCTGCTCGCAGCTTCCGGTCAGCCGGTGGTGCCACGAGAAAAATTCCATGGCCGGGCGCTTTACGCCGGGCTTGAACTCTTTGCAGAACGCTGCGATGCGCTCATCCGTCGGCATATCGTCAAACAGCTTTTCGAGCAGCGCTTCCCGCGCCTTGTGCAACGTCTCGCCGTGGGCAAATGTGTTGCCCTGCTTACACACAAAGGTCGGGGCAAGCAAAAAATCGGGGCCAACGATAAAGCCCTTGGCAACGTTGCCGATGATGCGCGTGAGAATCGTCGGTACGCCGTCGATCATATCGACCGACTGACCGTTAAAAGATTTTATTCCATCGCCAGAATCATGACCGCAACCGGAGCCGTCGTCACAGCCAGAGCTGGAGACGTAACCACAGCCGCATCCGTGGCCGGAGATGGAGCCGGCGCCCGAGCCATATCCACGCCCCAAACCAGAAACAGCGCCATATTCAGAACATGATCCAAACCCCGATCCAAAAGGAGAACCTGAACCAGAACCTGACCCACAACCGTTGCCTTCGAAATAATCCGTATGGAGGAACGCCTCCCGCGTCAGCACTTCCATTCGTACACCGCCTTGATGCTCGCTTCGGCCTTCTCCGTGCAGGGGATGATCTCAATAGCGTCAAGGATTGTGATTTCCTCCACCGGCGCCGGGAACTTGCATTCTTGTGGCTTGCGCGTGCCGTCAATGGCAAGCTGGGAAATGCTTGCTGCCCCATTCCAATACCAGATGCGTCGGCATTCGGTGAGCTGGACTTCCCGCCCATCTCTGGCGGCGAGGTTTCCCGCGAACACGCCGGAGCGGTCTCCGCGGACGATAACGTACTTTCCGATGTTTGTTTCTTTCATGTTGTTTTCCTTCTTTCAAAAAATTTTTAGGATTTCAAAATTTCATTGGCAAACTGCCGTTTTTCTCTTCCCCTGTCGGCTCGCAGATCACCGCCCTTGCAGCGGAACTGCGGCGCTTCCCCGTTCAGGCGGGAGAAAATGCGCTGATATGTCAGATTGTCCGTCGGCTGGGTGATGTCTATGTTCGTCGTGATGATCGTAGGCAGGCGCGATCTCATGCGGTCGTCGATGATCTGAAACATCTTTTCGGCGGCGTATTCCGTGTTTCGTTCTGCGCCGAAATCGTCCAGCACCACAAGCTCAAACGTCGCCAGCCGGTTGCGGATGATGTCGGCCTCGTCAAACATCCGGTCAAGCAGATTGACCGTTGAGACCATCCAGACGCGATACCCACGGTCTAAAAGCTCGTTGGCAATGCTCGCCGCAGCGTAGGTCTTGCCGCATCCGACAGCGCCGGAGAGCGTGAACGACAGGCCGTTTTCCAAAATATCCGTCCAACGGTGGATGAACTTCTCGGCGAAGAACATGGACGGGTTACCCGTGGAATTGTCAAAGGTCATGCCCTCGTATCCGCACAGCCAATCTGCACGGCGTTCCTCGTTGAGCTTCCTGAAAGCGTCCTCGGCGGTCTGCTTCCGCGCCTCCGCTCCGCACCGGCAGAGGCAGCGGACGATGATCTCTTTTCCTCCGGCGTCAATGGCGCATTCTTTCTGCTCGCCGCATTTGCCGCAATGGAGAAAGCCGTCGGAGGCGATGTAATCCTCCGGCATGGCGGGGTTGTTTCGTTTCGCGCGTTCGGCAATGCTGCCGATAATGTCTTCTGTCAGCATGGCAAGTCCTCCATTGCGTCATAGTCTGGTGTCGCAAAGCGACCGGTTTGTTTGGGTTTGTCCTCCCGCCTTTCCCATGTTCGGACGCAGGCTTTCCAGTCTTTCATGGGCTGATTGCCCACTTTCCAGCCCTTGGAGGCGTAGAAGTCAACAAAGCGTTCGGCGTCAACGCGGTTTCCGCGCTCCCGGCAGTAGGCAGCAACCTCTTCCACGGTGGGGTGGTGCGCGCGCGCATTCTCTTTCACACCGTTAGGTGGGAAAGATATGTCCTTGTCTTTGTCCTTGTCTTTGTCCTTGTCCTTGTCCTTGGGGGGCGTTCGGGGGCGTTCGGGGGCGTTCGGTGGCGAATGCCCCCCACCCTTTTCTCCGTTCTCGCGGTTTCGCGCGCATTTGGCGTTGTATTTCTCAATGTCCCTATCGATCTGCGACCTCATGCCGGGGAAGACAAAGCGTTCATTACCGCGGAGTTCCGGAGCTGCGCCGGTCGCGCTGTATTCCAGCAGCGCCCTGAACAGTCTCCCGCACTCCGCGTCATTCAGCGCTTCCATGGTGTCGAGGTAGCTGTGATAGGCATTGAAGCTCTCTAATGCCATTGTGCGCCTCCGTTAAAACGGAAGCCGTCCGTCATCCTCAACCGGCTCGAGCTGTGCGCGCTCGTAGGCTTCCTTCTGGTCGGGCTTGTCCTTTTTGCCGCCGCAGAAGCTGACCTCATCCGCGACGATCTCCGTTGACCGGCGGGCGTTGCCGTTTTTATCCGTCCAATCGCGGTTCTGGATGCGACCGCGGACGCAGATCATGTCGCCCTTGGAAAACCACTTGGATACAAACTCGCCGGTCTCACGCCATGCGGTAATGTCGAAGAAGTCCGTGCCCTCCTTGAAGCGGTCAACGGCGATCGCAAACGACGCGACCGGCGTGTTGTTCGCCGTGTAACGCTTCTCCGGGTCTCGTGTAAGGCGTCCCATGAGGACGCATGTGTTCATTGCCATCTTGGATCATCCTTTCGGTAGATTAACTTTTGTTCGTCCCAGCATCGGTAATGGGCTTTGAGATAGTCCCGGCAGTAGTGCCCGATCTCCTGCCGCATCGTCGCCGTGCCGTTGTCAAAGGCGTCGTGACAGAGGCGGCAGAGTGTCAGTACGTTTTCCTCGATACCCAATCCCCCGCGGGAACGGGGGATATAGTGGGCTTCGGGGAAGGCATAGATCGATTTGCAGTAAACGCAGCAATGATGGTCGCGTTCCCAAACGCGCTCTTTGACGGCCTTGGGAATCGCGCACGCCTTAGCGCGCTTGGAAGATATCCGCTTCATATTCCCTCCATCGTCATCTGGCCGTCTGGCTCTACGGTGAGCATCTGTTCCTGCGCCTTGCGGCACATATCCCGCATGATCTCAAAGCCGTACCCGCTACGTCCTGTTTCCATGCAAGCCCGAAGGGTCGCGCCGCTTCCCGCTACCGGGTCGATCACAACGTCGCCGGGGTCGGTAAAGATCTCAATGAGCCGCTTTAATAGGTTCACGGGCTTCTGCGTCGGGTGAATCTTCGGGTATTGCTTTCCGTCCCGTCGCCACTCGAACCAGTTGAAGATCATCTTTCCGCCGTTGTTGAATTTCGGGAGTTTGTCCCGGTAGAGGACAACGGCGTATTCCGTAGCGCCTACGATCTTCATGTTGGCCTTGAGGACTTGCGCGGAATAGTTTTTAATAAATACAAGTGGATAGGAATGTTGAAATCCGTATTTCTGTCCGTACTGCACGACCGTTGGGATTTGCTCAAATGCGCAGAAAACGATCATTGCCGGGGCTTTGCCGCGTTCCTTCGGCTCTTTTTTCAAGAGCCGGTTGCAGAAGTGAAAATACTCGGCAATGTTAAAGTTGCCGTCCGAATTAAAGAACGCTTTTCCAGCTTTCTTGCTCGCGCCATTCTTGTTGTCGCCACCGACGTACCACATCGGATTGGAGGCGTAAGCGTTCGCACCGAGGTTGTACGGGATGTCCGCGATCACAAGCTGCGCTTTCGGTATGTTGTACTTCTTGAAATTCTGGAAGTTGTCGTTGAAGAGCTCGATTTTCATTTTTTCTTCCTCGCCTCCCATTTCCCCAGCAGGGCGGCGATTTTGTCCGGCGGCATGGTCTCGATACCAACGGCTTTCGCGTCCTGTATCAGATTGTCTATAAGGCGGCTCATGGTCGAACTGGAAAAAACCGAGGAGCCGTAATAGAGGATCACATTCACGCAGTCGGGAATTTTTGACGCCGTGACATCGGACTGCCAGCCGAGGCCGTTTGATGCCCAGACTTGCCGCAGCTCTTCCGCCGCCTCTGACTGGATGCAGACGATCTTCATGTTACCGCCAACGTCGCGGACGGCGCGGCGGTAGACTTCGGACGCAGGAACGCCGGTTGCTTTGGCGAGCTTGTCGATCAATGTCCACGCATAAGCGTTCGCGTCGAGACTGCGGAGGGATTTCTTCACATTGATCTCGTATTCCCCCGGCGTGAACGCATAGGCAAAGTGCCTCGCGTCCACGTCAGCGGTATGTAGCTTCAGGAAGCCGCCCTCCCAGACGGCGGAATCAACTTTCATTCTTCTCGGCCTTCTTCATGCAGTCGGCACAGAGGCAGCGGTCGAAGCGGCGGCGGGAATATTCCGCCATATCGGACACGCTCCACATTGTGCCGTCGCGTTTCTTGACCGGATAAACGTGCTTGCCGCAATCAGCGCACATTGGAGCGGGCGTAGCCTTGCGAGTGTAATTGACATCCTCGCTCGCGGTCTGGTCGGGATCGTCGCCGGTGCTGATCTTATAGGCTTTCATTAGTGCGTACTTGTCGGCGTAGGTCATCGCCTTACCGCTGCCCTTGTCCTGCGAATCGATGCCCTCGGCAAACGTCGTGGTCTCGATGAAGTCGGTAGAATCGTCCGTGTTCACGAAGCGGTACACGGTCTCGATGCGCTCAAAGAACGTGGTCTTTTTCGTGACCCTGCCGTTATACTCGTTCTCGGATTCAAGCGCCGCAGATTCAAGAACACGGCGGGAGGCTGGATAGGAATAAACGCCGTGTTTGGCTTCGAGCGGCTTTACCGCGTCGATCACGTCACGCTCGGAGACGGCCTTGTAGCCCTTGCCCTTGCCGGTCTCAACGTTCAGGTTCTTTGCGACGGTTTGCAACTCGGCGGTGATCGCCGCCATTCGCTGGTAGATGTTCAATGCGCTCATTCCGCCGCCTCCTTAACCTCCGCGAGCTTCTGCCGGAGATCGGCAAGCTCGGATTCTAGCGCCTTGATTTTCAGACCGCTGCGGTAGGCTTCAGAACCCCAGCGCGTGGCATCGTCTTTTTCCGCTTCGAGTTTCTTTTCCATTTCGTAATAGCCGGAAATCAGTTTCCGGTACTCACTCGAGCGGATGGGGATGTAAATGTCGTCCGTTTCCTTTCGGTTCAGCTCGGCGGTGGCGTTGAGCATGATGTTGACTTTGCGTTCTTCCATTATTCAAGCTCCTTTCATTTAATCGCAATGGACATGTTCTGTACGAAACGGGCGCAGGGGATTTCCTCGCCAGATGTTAGCCGCGCTTTGATGGCGGTCTTGTCCACCTCCGGCAGTTTATAACGAAGGAGGTCTTCGTTGCCGGAGGTCTGCGCCCACTCAACAAAGCAGTCATCAACTTCGACTGCGGAGGACTTGCGGAACGAAACGGCGCATTTTGCAGTCTGGAACTTCTCGCCCTGCAAGGCGTATGTAAGATAGTCTTTCAGTCGTTCGACTTTCTTCTCGGTTGTCTTGCGGCGGGCGGAAAGAGCCGTTTCCTCTTCTTTGATGGCCTTTGCGTCGGCGGTAAGGTTCTTGATGCAACAGGCGATGTTCTCAACCTTTGCGTCTCGCTCCATCAGCAGAGCGTCCAGCGCATCATTGTCAACCGTGATCTCGCCCGTATCGGGATCAACCGCATTTACGAGAGCCTCAATGCTCTTGTCGATTTCGTAGAGTGTCATTCATTTTGCCTCCATTGACATTATTTAAGATTTGTAGTATCATGCGAGTAATAGTTGTTTTTTTCATTTGAGAGCGTCGTCGGTGTCATCTCCACCGGCGGCGCTTTCGCTTTGTGCGAGCCACGCGAGAACGAGGGTTTCCAGAAACGTCTGCATCGACCCGGAGGGCGGCGGCGATGGCCGTATAACGTGTGTCGTTCAATGCCGTCCTCCTCTCTGCATGATCGCTGTGTCCTGTATTTGAAGCCAGCGCCAGCAGTCATCGGCCATACTGTAAAATCCGTAGACGGCGAAGATGCCCTCGATGACGGCGAAGCCGATGCCGTTTCCAAATTTCCAGACGAAGAAGATCACAGCCGCCAGAAGCGTCATGATCGCGGTGGTGGCGAACGTCGCCTTTCGTTTTGTCATGGTTGTTTTCCCTACTTTCTGCGGCGGTGCGCCGCCTTTTGTACTCTCTTTTTGATGTCGATCGTGTAATCGGCAATCGGGTGCTGCTTTGTCCGTTCCTCTCGCCGGGCATTGCATCCGGCCTTAAATTCCGCGTACCGGGGGCAGGATGCGTGGCAGCCGACGAAGCGAGCGGAACATCCCTTGCAAGGGGCGATCATGCGGTTTTCTGCTGGTAGGCGCGGATCGCGTCCATGACCGGGGAAAGCTCCTGCAAGGTTTCGTACTTCCGCTGAAACGCCGTCATTTCCTTTTCGGCGCTTGCGAGCAGCTCGGCCAGCATCGCGGCATCGTCTACGACAACGCTGATCGGGTGGTAATCGCTACGGACGTGGACAAAGGCGCGGGTGTCGCGCGGCTCTTCTCCTTTATCCTCGGAAATCACAAGAGCGCGGATGATGTCACCGGCTTGGTGTACGCGGTACTTCTCGGCGGCTATGGCGTCGTTCCACTCAAAGCAGCCGTGCAGGGGTGCGGAGGCGTCGCGGCTTTCCTCTACAACGTCCGCCGGGTCGAGCTTGCCGTGCTTCCGGTAAAGCCGCTCGAGCTCTTCACCGGCGGTCTGCGCCGATACCGGCGCGACCGGGATTTTCCATTGATAGACCATGTTGTTTCTCCTTTCAAAATTGCCTGCCTAACCGTGGCTTAACAGGCCGTGCCAAACAAAGGCTTGCCTTGCCTCGCCTGCCTTGCCTGACCAGAACGTACCCCATCTGAACATACCTTGCCTTGCCTGCCCCGCCTTGCCATGCGGAACCTTGCCGGAGCTCAACCAGACACGCCTTGCCTGCCAAGCCATGTCATGCCGCGCCTGAACCCACCGTACCGGGACTTGCCTAGCCTGCCAGACCTTGACTAACCCGATCGCGCCCGGCCTCACGCTGCCAAGCCTCGCCTGCCAAACCACTCCCCGCCATAGCCCGCCACGGCCTACGACAACATGCCTCGCCTGCCGCGTTTACTCGACGTGGAACGCGCCGAACGTGCCGCCCCTCTCGGCTCGCCATTCGCCGAGACCACAAGCGAAGCCGCCCATATTGATCATGTTGATGAGCTGCTCGAGAGAAAGGACAGCGGCGTTATAGCGAACCGTGAACGACGACCACCATTCCGGGAACTCGCCGCGATAGCGGATATCTGCCGTTCCCATTGCGATTTTTACCATGTCCTCACGCATGACCGGCTCGCCGTGGATCTCCACAAACTCGCCGAGGATATGAAACGCGCCGTTCATGGAAACCATGTTCTTTGTAATTCCGGCGCGGTACGCCGCAGCGACCGCCGCGGCCTTGACCGCCGTTGACGGGAAGCCGAACCGCGCTCCATCCTCCAGCGCTGCGGCAAAGCCCTCCGGGGTCTTGTTTTCCGGCTCACCGTCGAGCCAGTACATAGAGGAAATGAAGTCGGCGAACGGGTCTTTCGCGTCGTGGCCTTTGCTCTTCGCTTTTTTCATCTGCTTGTCGAGAATTTCCTTTTTTGCCTTCTCCGACCACTTATGCATGATGAGCGGACTATCGCCGACGATCTTCACCGTTGCGGTGCGGATGTCCAGCGCGGGGATCGTGATTACCTGTTCGTTGGTTGTTTTGGTTGCCATTCCTGTTATCTCCTTTTTGTTGGCTTATTTCTTCGTGTCGTAGCCGAGATCATCGGGCAAATCCAGCGGCGTGACGGTCACGCCGAAATACTTCTCGACGAGCGCCCAGATGATACGCTCAAAGCGCTCGGCCTCTTCCATGGTGATCGTCTGTTTCATTCCTTATCCTCCTTCTTCTCGGCTTTGATGCCGTCAAGTCTTCCCTGCAAATAGCCGCGGACATAATCCGCGCCGTCCGGCGGGATTTGTTTCAAACTGTCGATGACTTCCTTTGCAGCCTGTTTTTCCTTTTCGCTCATGCTTTCGCCTCCTTTCTGTTCCGGTCGAGGTAGGCCATCATTTGGCCCACCTCGCAGGGTATCCAATGCGCGGTTAATAGATATTGCTCAAGTTCGCCGCGGGTCTCGAAACGGTTCTCATTGCGGTCGGCAACTGCCCTTGCGTGATCCCACGCCCAACCGGTGAGCTTCATTTGGCCTCGATCTCGTCTATCCAGTAACGGACTTCCGGCCAGTTGATCGCCAGCGAGGACAGGACGGAATACACGCCCTGCCGCATCGCGCGGTGTTCTTCTTCCGCTTCACGCTCGGTGTATTCGTCGGTATAAAACTGCTGCATCCGGCGGGCTACCTCGTCGTATACTGCCTGAATCTGGTCTTTCTCGAATTTAATGCCTTTCATTGATCGTTCTTCCTTTCTGCCGCCCTATCGGGCGGTGGTTATCGCTCGATATCGAGCACCTTTGCAATCGCGTTGGCAATCTTGTCATTCTCACGTCTGCCAGCCATGAATGCGTTGATCGTGCTGACGGAGTATCCCGTCATCTTGGCAATGTCGCCATTGGTAAGCCGCCGCAGTTTCTTCTGCTCGGCGATCTTACCGCGGAAAAGCTCGTAAATTTCCATCACCCCCTTGTGTGCGTTTTGTAAAAAACATTGACTTTTTGCGGCAAAAAGATTATTGTGAAAGTGCCAGCAATCACAATACGGTTTTGCAGCTTTTTCGGAAATCCTTTCCGTTAAGGCTTGGTTTTTTGTTGCCTTTTTCGTGCAATGGATTTTACAATTAGCAGTATAGCTCTAATTTCGGATTTAATCAATGGGTAAAATTCCGATTTTAGAGTTTTTGGCGTATTAAACAAAAAGCAGCCCCGCAATTAGCGGAGCTGCACAAAGGGGATAATACTATGGAAAACGACATTACAAAAGAATCCCGCAAAGCATTAAAGCAGATTTGGGAAACGTATTCCAAGCGCAGGAAAGACGGAATGAGCAAGCAGTTAGCCGTTCGTTTCCTCGCAAAAGAATACGCGGACTATCCCGATTTTGAGACAATCCGCGCAGAGCTGAAACATGCTGGATATTTAAAAGTGTTCATTGTTGATGGCGATTTTGATCTTACCGACAAGGCGATCATCTTTTTTGAAAACTGCGACACGGAAACCATAGAGAAGTGGATCGACCGCGGAATAAGCGTTCTGTCGTCGCTTTTATGATTTCCCTTTATGGGCGCGTTCCTCAGTCATCCGCGCGTATTCCTCGATTTTGAGCCGGATTTCCTTTTCGTCCGCCGTAATGGGGAACGAGTGCGCCGGGTTAACCTCCATGCACTTGAGATGCACGTCGCCGCCGTCCACGTCGAGCGACAGGCGTTCCAGCCCGCCGCCGAACATTACCCCGTCGATCACGAAAAAGCTTTCGTATCCCGTGGATACAAACATAAATTTGGGAAGTGCCATTTTTAAACCCCTTTCTTTTTTTGACGTTCGCATTTTCCGCATACGCAGCGGAATATGCCGTTTTTGTCCCTTCCGCAGTCTTTGCCGACGATTGCATACCCGTTTTTTCTTCCCGGCGTTTTCGCCGTTTTCATCGTCGTATCCTCCTTTTATTTCGTCGGCTTGAAATACTGCGTCCCCTCGGATGGGAGGTGGGAAAATCAAGAGATTCTATACAGATTCGTTTGCCGAGGCGATCTCGCTCATCGCCAAAGGCTGGAAGCTGGATAGTGTCGCTTATTTCGTCAACGGCGACGGGATAAGCATCATCCTATCTAAGTAACCTAATCCAAGCGCTTTTATATCCCCCGCAAACTTCGGGGATGCAGTATTTCAAGCCGACCTGTTTTTTAACACTTTGCGTCCTTCCGGGAGGCGGTGATGTGCATAAAGACTGTTACAACGTACAATGCCGCCGAAGCAAAGCGCCTAATTGCTAACGGCTACGTTCTGGACAGCATAGCGTACTTCGTGACAAACGCGATCTGCTGCTATACGCTGTCGAAGCGGTAAAGGCTTTAACCATTCCCAGCGCCCATTCGGACGCACAGTGTTTTTGTAAGTCCATTATAGCTCCGATTTCGGAGTTTGCCAAGAGGTGTCCTTTATGTTTATTGATGTTCTCGAAAGTCTTTGTAAAGCCAACAACACAAACATTACAGCCGTATGTAAAGAACTCGGAATTAGCACATCAAAGCCAACTGCTTGGAGAAAAGGTTCGTCGCCTAATTCAAAATATGTAATTATGTTTGCTCAGCATTTTAAAGTATCAACAGATTTTCTCCTTGAGATGGATGGCCAAGAGATTTCTCCGGAGAAAGCCGAAATGCTTGGCCTTGTATATGCGTTGTCTGATGATAAAATTCCAGCTCTTCGTCAGATAGCAGGAGCAGTACTCTCCTTGTGAACTCTGCAAACTGTTCCTCTGTCATCTGACAGATCATTTCCACAAGCTCCTTCCGCTCTTCTTCCACTTCTTCCTCCTTATTTTATTGCCTTTCGACAAATTTCGCCTTGATTCTATCGATGAAAATAGTTATTCTAAACATATCCACAGCAAAAATTAAAGGGAAAGGAATAGCACTATGAAAAATGGGAAAATGGTAGTATGCAAGTGCTGCGGCGCAGAAATCGCAAAGAACGCAAAGGTATGTCCTAATTGCGGAGCGCGGCGCGGTCGTAAGTGGTGGCAGATAGTTCTTGGAATTATTATTTTGATTTCCGGAATTGGGACGTTGGCTGGATCGTTCGGCGATTATACGGCATCGTCTCCGAACGCAACGGCGAAGCCGGACACTACAATTTCAATGTCTGAATTTGAGCGTATCGAAACCGGAATGACATACGACGAGGTTGTTGAGATCGTGGGGACAGACGGCGAACTCTCTACCTCCGTCGATATGTTCGGAGACGAGCTGAAAACGGAAATGTACGTCTGGCGCGGGAACGGTTCAATAGGCTCAAACGCGAACGTTACATTTCAAGGCGGTACGGTAGTTGCGAAATCACAGGTAGGGCTTAAATAAGTTGCCCCGGCGTTGGCGGCAACCTCTGCCGGGGCTTCGGGTAAGGTGGTAAACCGACACGTCTGCCACATCTCAAGCGTACCCGCTCTTGCCCATAAAGTCCATGTTGTAAATCACAAATCAGGAGGAAGATTCAAGAACCGTTCCCAAAACTGCCGGGAAATCCAACAACTGAATGGAGATGGAGAAAAAGTGTCCGCGCTCACAGACCTACAGCCTTACTTAGACGATTATCCCACCAAAATTCGCAAGGCGAAAAATGCAAGCGGCTTCACCCTGCAAGAGTTGTCCGACCTGTCCGGCGTTCCCTATAACAACATCTGCGACACAAATGCAGGGCGGGTCAAGCACCCGCTCCTTTTTTATGCCGCTGCCACTTGTAAGGTATTGAATCTATCGCTGAATGAGCTTGTCGGTCTGGATGAACCGCCGGACACACAGCATGTCCATGATCTGGAATTGGAGAACGTGCGGTTATCCGGCGAAGTAAAGCATCTGCAAGAAATGAACGCAGGGCTGAGAAAGCAGGGGGAAACCCACACAAGGACAATTTATATGCTCATAGGCGTATGCAGTATTCTTTTGTGCGCCGTTGTATGGTACGTCATATTTGACATCCAGGTAGAGACCGCCGGTATTTTCCGCTCGGCTGGGACAAGCATTTTTGCTGGCGTCCTCGCCCTGATACTGAACGCCTCCGTCGCAACCATCATTTACGCCTTCAAAAGCATTCACAAGGGGAAAAAGAAATGAGAGTTGCACTTTATGTCCGCGTCTCCACGGAAGAACAAGCCGTTCACGGCCTTTCCGTCGATGACCAGAAGGACAGCCTAAAAAGATGGGCGGAGGAAAACAAGCACAAGGTCGTTGATTATTACGTCGACGCCGGGGTAAGCGGCAGGAAAAGCGTGTCAAAGCGGCCTGAATTGCAGCGGCTTCTGTCTGACGTGGAAGCGGAGAAAATCGATCTCGTGGCGTTCACAAAGCTCGACCGGTGGTTCCGCAACATCAGCGAGTTTTACAAGGCGCAGGAGGTTCTTGACGCGCGCGGTGTTGTCTGGCAAGCGACATATGAAGACTACGAGACCGCCACCGCCGCAGGTCGGTTAAAGGTCAACATCATGCTGTCCGTCGCACAGGACGAGGCAGACAGAACGTCAGAGCGCGTTAAACGGATCATGCAGCATAAGCGGGAGCTTGGTCTCTGCCCGGCGGGTAAAACGCCCATCGGGTTAAAGGCCGTCGAGAGCCGCCTTTGCATCGACGAGGAAACGGCGCACATTGCGAGGCGAATGTTTGAAGATTACATCGCCACGGGAAGCGTTAACCACGTCAAGAAGATGCTCGTTTCCGAGTTTGGAATTATGCGCGGAAATCATCACATCAAGAACGCGCTGGGCAATGAACGGTACATCGGAAAGAATAACGGGATTCAGGTCTGCGACGCGCTGATACCGCCGGAGGATTTCGCCCTTGTACAACGGATGCTGACGGCGAGGAGCGTTCGCAACAACGGATCACGTCACGCTTGGCTTTTCTCCGGCCTTGTCTGGTGCGCCGAATGCGGACAACGCCTTGTGACGCATTCAACACGGCAACGAGGGACGGACTACTTTTATTACAAGTGTAAGAATTATGAAGTCGGCATCTGCCGCCACAAAAAGAGAATCAACGAGGCAACACTTGAAAAATATTTACTCGCCAAACTGTCAATAGAGGTACAGGCGCACAACGCAAAGCTCAAAGCGGGAAAAACAAAACCGCCGGTTGATACGGCGGCAATCAAACGGAAAATGGACAAGCTGACAGACCTTTACCTTGCTGATCTAATCAACCGCGAGAAATACGAAATGGAATACACTGTCCTAAAGGAAAAACTCAACGTACCACCAGAGCCGAAGCCCATCGACGAAGCGCTTGTCATGTCATTAATCGACGCATACGACAAACTGCCGCCAAGCGGGAAAAAGGAAGCATGGAATCGCTTCATCCGCCGAATTGTCATCGCAAACAACGGTGATATCTTTTTTGATCTTGTTTAGTTATATAGCACTTTAACACCAGTTACAGTATAATATAGCTAAACATTCCGAACAGCGCCGGGGTTGATCTCCGGCGTTTTCTTTTGAAAAATTTGTGGTTTTTGTAAACTTCTTATTGACGAATCACCAAATTGGTGGTAGTATAATAAGCGTAAGGAAGAAAAATACAGAGGGGCAGCGCCCCGGAAAGGATCAAAAAATGAAATTTGAAATCATCGACAACCGCGAGCTTGACCTCACCGGCAAGGGTTACAAATGGACGGACGATCCGACGCAGTTCGACCGCGAAGTTCTCGACGACATCCGCCGCACCCGCGGCGAGAATTACGCCGACAGCCTGAGCGACGATCTTTTCGATGGTTATTCCCCGATCTGCCGCGGTGACGACGGCGATCTCTATTCCGTTCTCTTTGACTTCGGCGGCGACGCGCCTCGCCCGGTGTTCTGGGGCAAGGTGGCGGTCAATGAGTGAGATTAAGGCGCTGCGTGAGGCTACCGGCCTCACGCAGCGGGCTTTCGCCGAACTTCTTGGCATTCCAAAGCGAAGCATCGAAAACTGGGAGAGTGGCGTTTCCAACCCGCCGAAGTACGTTGTCCGGCTTATTGCATTCTACATTGCGAACAAGGAAAAGGAGGGCTGAAAGGCCCTCCTTTTTTCTTTGCTCACTCAACGATACACTCGTAATACCGAACGAGCTTATCTTCGTCCGCGTCCTTATCGCAAAGGAACGCTTCGGCAAGGTCGGCGTAGAACTCCGTGTTGTTGACGTTGAATTTCTTTGCCACCTTGAAGTAGTCCGAGTACAGCATGTTAATGGCGACATAGAACTCCATCGGATCACAGTCTATTTTCTTCTGTTCGAGAAGATTTGACGTCTGGTCAAAGCTCCAATGCGCGCCCCTACTGCCGTCCTCGTTCTCAAGGCCGTGCATCCACTCGTCCGCCATTTCGCGGGTCATACGGTCGTACCCTCCGGCATAGCCGCGGTCATACTCTCCGCCGTAACTCTCTCCCATACGCGGCTCGTAGGAGAATCCAATTCGGCGGCGGTCGTCGTAGTAGTCCGTGTATTCGTCGCGGTAGTCATTGCGTGGGGCATAGCGACCATTGTTGTAATGCTCACGGCCTCGGCTGTCACGGTATCTGTCCTGCGGCTCATAGTCACGGTTATTCTGCGTCTGGTAGTCTCGGATGCGTCTGATTCTGTCCGCTCTCATGTCGTCGCTCCTGTCTCCGCGTTAATTGCGGTAAGATCATTGCTCGGCGAGCAGCACGGTTTCCCGATCATTCGGAACGTGCCGCCCGTGGCACTGGTGACTACAATCGTGCTGTACTTCGTCCGAGTCCGCACACCACACGCAGTTACGGGAGCGCAGCAACGATTCGTCAGCGGGAACTGCGCCGTTCCCGCGCCAATGGTGAACACGACCGGCGCGTTAATCGTCGCCGTCGTTGGGATGCTCTGCGCCAGAACGATACAGTATTTTTCTCCGTTGGAGTAGTTGCCATCCGGGAGGTTGACAACCAGATTCCCTCCGGTAAACGTGATCGCTTGGCTAAGAATCAGCCTTTTGCAAAGCTGACAAACGGGTTTGCAAGCCATTATAAACTCCTTTCAGGGGCGGGATTTCCCGCCCCGATTAACGTTGGTTCAGTAGCCGCAGCCGCTGCAAGTGTTCGTGTTGCAGCAATACGGGTTAGCCACGCTGTACGAGGGGATAGGCGACGGGCGAAGCGCATTGATGAGCGTCGCGTTCTGTGCGCTCTGCGAAGCGGCAAGCCGCAGCGCCTGATTGTCCGCCTCAAGGGTCTGGATTTTGCTCTGCGTGAGGAAGTCGAGGATAGCACGGGTTCCGGCGTTCTGGTTGTCCGTGATGTCACGGGCAACATTCTGGATGGTGTTCCGGGTATCGCACGCCTGCGTCGCCATGTCATAGCGAACCTGTGCGATAGCCTGCCGGTTCTCGCAGCAGCAGTTCTGATTCTGCATCTGCATGGCGTTGAGCTGCTGCATAAGCGCCGCCTGCTGATTGCAGCGGGCGAGCTCCGCCGCGGAGAAGCCGCTCGTCACGGCCTGCGTCACACCAGCAAAGCCGTTAAGCATTCCAGTGTTCATCGCGTAGAAGCCGTCACAAACGCCGTTGTTCACCGCGTCGATCTTGCGCTCAATGTTCGCAAAGTCAGAGGTAAGAACATAACCATCGACTACACCGCCAGAATTGCCGCCGAAGCCATAGCCGCCGTTGCCCCAACCGAAAATCAGCGCAAAGATGATGATAGCCCACCAACCGTCACCGCCGAACATCCCGCCGCGGTTGGAATTGCCGTCGCCCTGTCCGGCGAGGAATCCGCTCATAAAATCGTCTGCCATAGAAAAAACTCCTATCAGTTTATTTACATCCGGGCGCGCGCCTCCCGGCTGCATTCGAGACGCGGCTTTTAATCAAGATGCCGAAACTGATAGGAGAATGTTTATTTAAGCCCAAGACCTTTGGCGATTTCGTCCACGGTCGTTCCGCGTTCCTTCGCCATGTTCTCCGCCATCTGCCTGAGCTGGTCGGGCGTCTTGCCCTCAACCATCTTTAACGCCTGTTGCGCTCGCGGATCACGTCCCGCCATCTGCTGTATTAGCATCATCGGGTTTCCGCCGGTACGGGCGAGGCTTATCAAATTGAAAAGCGGATTATTCATCATCGTCTTCTACCCTCCGGCGCTTTTTCGCTGTCAGCTCCGCCCGCAGAGCGTCAAGGTCGGCTTTCGTCGCGTACTCTACAGTCGGAGTTTGTTCCGGGGTAAAGAGCTTGAAATCAAAGAAGTCGGAAGCCCCCGTCTGCTGATTAAAGCGTTTCAGGTAGATCATGCTGTGCCCGATGTCCGGCATAACGACGCCGAGAGAAAAGTAGTCCGTGCTCGTGGCAATAGCCTCTTCGCGGCTAGTGACCGGCTTACAGACGTATCCGGGAGCAATCTGCTGCATGGGCTGCGGTCTCTGGTATCCGCCGTAAAACTGCTGTGGCTGTTGGTAGTAGTTTTCCATTGCTTCACGTCCTTTCTGCCCCCATTGTCGCATAAAAAAAGAGGGCTAACCCGTCGGTTAGCCCTCAATAATCCGTTAAAAACCCATCATTCGATTGCAGCGGCGATCTTGTCCTTTATCGCCCGTATACGGCGCTCTACCTTTTCTGTGCCGTATAGTTCCGTGTCCGTCTGCATGGCGAAAGAAATTTGCAACACGCTCATGCCCTTTGCCCGCAGGCGGAAGATTTTTAATTCCTCATCGGTAAAGCCGCAGTCCCGCTCAAACTGTTCGCGCAGCTCGCGCGGGAATTGCAGCTTATTCTTTGTCCCCGGCGTTGTTAAACTCCGTAGGATGCTCTCTGTCGTCATTGGCTACACTCTCCATGTATGCTTCAAAAAGTGTCTCTGCGAGGCTTTCAGACGCCTCGACGCCATTGATGCGGCAGAATGTTTTTACGGATTCTTTCATGATTCCGCAGTGTCGGTTTACAAATTTTTTGTTGCCGTCAGGTGGCTTTGAACTTATCGTTCATTTCCTTAACGGCGGCCTCAAGCAGCACCTTAAGCTCGTCCTCCGTGGTTTTTATGCCCTTCTGTTCGAGCATGGAGGCAGCGACAGCCATGGCGCGGGACAGCTTCTCGTCGCCGTGGACATCCTTATACACCTGTTCAATGTACGCAACGGTAGTTGCCGCTACCTTGCGCTTGGTATCGGTGTTGACATACTTTTCGTACAGCTTCGCGGCGTAAGACGCGGCAATGCCGCAGATGGCGAGGATGATGTACTTGATGATTTCCATGCCGTAGGTAGTGATGATTTCGTTCATTGCAAATTCTCCTTACTTCAAAAAATCGTTTTTCTTTAGATGGCCCGCGTAGACGCAATTAAGATGCTGGATGGTGTTTGCGGCGCGGTTGTTCTCATACAGCGGGTGGCCGGAGCAGTAGTCCTCGTATCGATCAACGTCCCGAAGAACGTCCGCCCAATGCTCGGCGGTGTGTAATACGCCCTGCCGCACCTCATCGCCGAAGCGGAGGATGCGGCTTCGCGCCTCGTCCGCGCGGCACGCAGCGTCGTCCTCGATGTGCTTTACGAGCTTACCGTCTAATGCATCCAAACGCTTCACGATCTCGCTTTTGTTCTTACGGTTGGCGAGGATCAGCGAGAAGATGCCAGCAACGGCAGCCCCGCCGCACGCGGTGATGATTGTCTTTATGATTTCCATTTTCTTCTCCTACTTTACTCCGAGGATATGGTTTACTTCGCCCTGCACGAGATCGTAAAACCACGCGCCGAGCTTCTGCTTTCGCTCCTCGCCGTTGCCCCACTTCCCGTCAAGCACCTCCTGCGCCATCGCCGAGACGCTTACGCATTCCCCGTCCTTTTCGTAGGGGCGGGGCTCTGCTCCGCCCGCCGCGCCATCGTCAAAATACGAAAGCGGCACATACAAAATATCCAGATCCAGCGGGCTGCCCCGGTACTGCTGCATGACGCACTGCCCGGAGAGGTCGGGATAATGCACGCCGTCGTTCGCGCCCCACGCGGCGATCCAGCGGTCGTACCCCGTCTCGCCGATGTGCGTATCAAACCAGCTCAAGCTGGCGTACACGCCGGTCCTGTTCCCGGCCTCTTCCATAGCCGCGCAGAACGTCTTGCACATCGCGGTGATCGTCTCGTTAGACGGGAAGCCGTTCGTCTGCTTGTACCCGTCCGCGTCCTCCATATCGAACCACACGCCGAGCCGGGGTTTCCGGCCATTGAGGAAGCGAAGACACCGCTCCGCCTCCAATTTAGCCGTCTGCACATTCAGCGCATAGCTGTACCAGTAGATGCCCCACGGGATACCGAGCGCGTCGCATTTGGCGATGTTGCGCTCCGCCCATTTGTCGGCATTTCGGATGCCGTAGCCGCCGCGGATGATGACAAAGCCATCCTTGTACGGCGTGAAATCGAAATCGCCCTGATGCTCGGAAACGTCAATACCGTTCATTTCCATATACCTCCTGCTTTGAATTCTGCCAGCGCATTTTTCCAAGTACCGCCCTTGCGGCACAGCGTCGCTTGCTTCCACGTCCCGCCGACCTTGAAATAAAGCGTCGAGCCGAGCAGCGCGGGGGCGGTAAAGGTCGCGGTTTGAACGGCGACAGCGGCGTCAACACCTCCGACATTTGCGGTGATCGTTACGCCCTCTCCGGCTTCGCCGACAAAGTAGAATGTGGTCGTTCCCTTGGTGACGCCGAAGGACGTATCCTCTGTTCCGGTGACGCCGCCGACATCGCACCGGAGCTTCCATTTTGCCGGGGGGTAATAAGTGCCGTAGCTGCCGTTTGTGCTCGTAAGCTCGGCTTTAACAGCGAACTGCCTGCCATTCAAACGGGCGATATAGAGCTTTCCGGTAAAGTTCCAGTGGTTTGACCATCCCGAAATGCTTTTTTCCTGCTCCCAAGCGCTTCCCGACGGCAGCTCCGGCGCTGTCTGTGACCATGCCATACCCGCACCTCACTCCGAATACATGAGATAGATATCCCCGTCGCTGCCGAGATCGGCGCCCGGCTCCGTCGTTCCGGCGTAAACGTGCCGCACCTGATCGGCGGAAAGGCCGAACTTCGTATACGGAATGTCGTCGGCGAGCTTCGCGGCGGTAACGGCGTTCGGCGCGAGCAGCGCCGTGATGATAGCACCCGCGGCGATCTTATCCGCCGTCACCGCGCCCTGCGCGATCTTCTGCGCTGTTACCGCGCCCTGCGCGATGTGCGTTGCGAGCACCGAGAGCGCCGCGAGCTTATCCGATGTCACCACCGCCGCGCCGAGCTGCGCCGTGCCGACGCTCCCCGCGCCGAGCTTCGTGCCGTCCAGCACCGGGAGGCGCGCCGCGTCCAGAACGCCGGAATTTATATCTCCCGCGCCGTGCGTATGGCTCGCCGCCGCGCCGCCGAGAGCGACGGCCGTCACCTCCGCGGCGAGCTTTAATAGTGTGATGCTCCCGTCCGCAACGCTGCCCTGCGTCACGTCCTGCATCGCCTGTACGATCTGCTCAAGCGCCGTCTGGACGTTCCCGGCCGAAAAGCCGGGGATGGTCGTGATGCCGAGCTGCGCCGCGGCAGTCGTGCCGGTCAGCTCGTCAAGCAGGGCGTTGAAGCGCTCTTTCACCACCGCCGTCACGAGCGCGTCGAAAACCTTCTTGTTCTGCGCCGCCGTGCCGGTCAGCTTGTCGGGCCGGCTCTGCACGCCGTTCGCGGCGATGGCGGCTTCCGTGATCTTCTGTTCCTGTATGCTCATGTCTTCACCTCTTCGCGTAATTGCCCGTCACATAATGCTTTGTGATCTGGAATATGCCGAAGCCCTCGTTCGGCTCCTGGTTCCGGACGATGATCTGCAATCTCTTGTAGTTCTTCACCTTGCGGTTGAGAAAGATCTCCTGCGGGCTCTCGTCCGTGTTGAACGTGATGCGCTCAAAGTCGATGTCGGAAAAGTCCAGAATGTCCATCGGCTTTCCGGCGACCTTCTTCTCGTGCCCGCCGGTGCGGTCGGCGCGGATGTACACCTCGGCGCTCGAGCGCGCATACGGCTTGATGGTCACGCAGCAGCCGCGCTTTAAAAGCGTCTTGAGCACCGCGGGCGTGCCGTCGTCGTCGTACTTCGTCGCCCACACCGCGGAGATGGCCGCGCCGTCGTCGCTGTAGCGGCTCATGTCCTCGATGTCCGTGTTGAGCTTGCAGATCCGCCCGTCCGCCGTGCCGAAGTACAGCGATTCCTCCGCGCCCGCTCTCCGGTTGAGCCAGCAGGAGGCGGGGATGTTCTCGAAATAGTAGCCCTCGTATACATAGTCGCCGAGCGCCGCGCTCCGGTAGGTCTTGTTCTGCCGCCCGTCCAGCGCGTAGACGTGGCCGTTCGGGAGAGCAAGCATATACATGCCGTTCCATATCACCGCCTCGGCCTTTTCCCGCTCCGGTTCGTCGTTGAGCTTGTTGTTCACATAGAAGCTGCGCCCCTGCGTGATCTTCTCGCTGGTGTAGCTGTTCGTCGCTACGGCCATAACCCCGTTGCGGGATAGGAACAGCGGATCGTCAAGCAGAGAGGCGAAGCTCCCCGGCGCGATGGAGCCGACGCCCGCCACGGCCTGCTGCTGCGGCTGCGCGATCTCGCTGTCCTGCAGCTCTGCGGTGCGCAGATAGATCGTGCTGTCCTGCCCGTTGTCCTCCTTCACGATGCCGAGCGATTTTCCGAGACGGCAGTACCCGAGTATCGCCGTGGCCTCGCTCCCGACCTCGTTGTAGAGCAGATCGGGGAAGTACGTCGCATCGTTCATCCCGCTCGTCCAGTCCACGTTCGGGAGCTCCTCGTTCCCGCTCAGCACCGCGCGGTCGTTCGTCCCGATGCCGTAGGTCGTGATGATCGTGCACTTG